CAAGACTACTACGACCACTAGCCGTATCTAAGTTAACTTTGATATGAGGCAAGAAATCAACATTAGGCATAAGTTCAACAACTTCTTTCATCTTGTCCAATACTTTAAGTCTCTTAGTCAATGGTTCTTCCCAACGACCTTTAAAGAATTCTTCTAATGGAATAATATCGAAGATATTGAATATGCTATCATCAGCCTTTGCATCAGTCTTTCTACGGGCTTGACGCATCAGTTCTTGGAATGATGCTCCAATTACTTCACCGTCAAGTACAAAACCTTTTTTCAACATTCTAGGATTTGTTTTTAATAGTAATGAATAGTTAGTAGTAATCTGTTCTTCAATCAGTTTGAAATTTTCAAACTCTTTACCATTACGACTAAAGCATACAACAGCACAACCACCTGCATCATTTGGTGTGACTGTCATCAATACACGTACCCCATCTAATTTAGGTTCAAGACGTTTGATACCTTGCATTTCTGGGCGGTCTTCACTTGTAGTTGCTAATTGACAACCAAACACTGGAATTTCAAATTCAGTACCCTTGCATATTTTGTTAATTGTTTTTTCGCTGACTCCTGCACGAAGGTCTCTGCGGATAATAGGAGCAACAAATCCATTCCATTCATCACTATCAAACTTCCATGCCATTTCATGTACCGCGGTGACTGCTGCGTTACCTGACAACTCACGCAAACTTAATTTGTATAGTAAATCACCAAACTCGTCCCAAGGATTAGAACAATGATTAACACCCTTAGATTCAGGCACATCTCGTACACCGAATGTTACATACGGATTATAACAAGCCTTAGCAAAGGTCAAGAAATTAATAGCACTCTCATTGCCTAGGACACTTGCGTCTAACGCTTGTTTGATAACTTCCTCTTTGTGAAGGCGGCTATCACTTTCATTTAATTTAGATATCCAACTAACTGACATGATTTCTCCTATGTATACTCATATTATATTTATTCAGAAAATTTTTCTATTATTTTTTGTTATTAATAGCTTTTTCTGCTTTGATACGACATTCATCGACCACTTCTTCGGGTGTATCATTATATTTAAACAATTCAGAACATTTATATTCAATTATCACAGTGTCCGTATTCTCAGGCACTGTGCGTTCTGGATCAACTTTGATCCAGAATAATACTGGAATAATTAATAATACACCTAAGATAACATTTTTTATCATGTTTTGACCAAACTTACTTTTTCTTCTTTCAAGATTTTAACCATTTGCTTATTGCGTTCGTCTTGCTCTTTACGTTCACGCTTTTTGTCAAGGTTTCGATCAACAGCCATACGGTCGTATTCCCGTGCCCACATCACACCTTGCATCCAGTAAGCTGCACCTTCTAATGAGCCAGCAAACATTACTGCATCACGGCTATAGATAGGCAATGTATCACTATCCTTAGGAATCAATGCTACATTCTCGCCATACATATCGTCATGCTTATAAGCAGTAAATTTTAGTCCAAGTTTATCTGCTCGTTCCTCTAGTTTACGAACTTGTTGAATTGTATTCCAGCCTGTCATATCAACCTTTCAATGTTTTCCAAATATATTCTTTTTCAATCTTTTCAACAAATTTGGTTCTGATACCATCACTGTCATGCAACCAATTAGATACATGCTCTTTAGCACCCCAGCTATTTTCAGGAACTATTGGTTCAAGAGTCAACCATTGGACAATCTCATATATAACATGTTTATTGGCATAGTCTGCACTTCTAACCGCACCATATAGATCGTTGGTAAGAATGCTTGTAAGGAACCCACCGGGTTGCCAACCTCTAAAGAAATAATTATCCAATGCTTCCGTTGTATGTACAGGAATAGCTAATTCGCCTAGCATACGCTTAGTTTCTTCTTCTGGAAACAATGTTAGTTTAGCCATACTTAATAAACAATAAAAAATAGTGTTACCAATGCCGCAGCCCAAAATTGTTCGTTGAACAATAAAATGAGAACGACTATCCAAACCATTATTCTTTGACTTGTTCTTGTACAGTAGTTTTAACTTTGTTAACGCTTCCGTCAAGGAGTTTAGCTATTCCACTAAAGCCTACAGTAGCGATAACAATACCAAATAGTGTTCCTAGAAAAAAGTTTCTCATGTTATTTGTTCCTAATCCATTCACCTGCTTTACTTAAGTCTTGTCCGGCACCACTGACGGCGCCACCGACGGTGCCACATGCAGTAAGGACACTTACCAAAAATGCTATAACTATCACTTTCATATTAACTCCAAAATGTTTTGAATATTTACATTATACTACAGAAAGAATTTTTACCCTATTCAATTGGGTAACATTGTCACGGTGTGCTTTGACAGTACCATAAAGGTCATACATCTTGCCCACTTCTAGTTGTTGTTTGAATGCAAAGAACAACACTTGGTCATCACTGGTAATACCAGTAATGTAATGTGTATTCCAAGTTTGTGAGAATACAGATTTGAGTACCTCAATAGAAGGAGACACTTTGTCACCTACACTACCGATCAATCCACCTGTAGCGAATGCTATACGTTGGTCCACTGTTTGTCGTTTTATACCGCGCACGTAGCCTGAGGGCAAACTAGTAATTACTGCAACATCAAATCCTGTATCAATAGTATCACGATTAGCAAGTAGCATTGCGGTGTTATCAAATTCAGACAACCTGATACCTTTAAGGATTTTGAATGTGAATCCTTGATAGAATTTGCGAACCAATTTACCTTGTTCACGATCCTCGTCGGTGATCTTTGAAGTGTCGGCAAGATATTGCGTTACTAGATTACGGTTCGTTTGACCTGCAGGAGCATCTTCACTAACCTTGATGTAACCTTGATTTAGCCGTTGTGCTTGGCAAGCAGCAGCCCAAACATCATCGGCAGCAAGATTGAGGGGAGCAGGTTTTTGATAGCGAGCCATTTTTATTCCTTAAACAGTTTCGGTTTCAAGTTTAGTAACACGCATTGCCTTAAGATTTTGATGAGTAGCGCACAGGCGAACTGAATAATCATGCCCGGCAATTTGACCAACTAAGATATCAATCCAAGGTACAGTTTGATTAGCAGCATTAAGATTCAAGCAAATGTTAGTGATAACACCTTCAAGTTCACCAGCAGCACAAGACCAAGAAACTGTATCGTTTATATTGAGATTCATAATTAACTCCGTTTGTTGACTGTCTAAGACTCTATTATATACCCAAAACCATTTATTGTCAACCTCAGGACACTCTGTAAATGATTCCCTGTGGGGTAAACACTTTAGTATATCCCTGATCAGCATAATCTTTTTCTAAGATTTTCAGGGCCTTTTTGTCACGTACAATGCCATTTTTTACTTTAACACGAATCCATTTGTTACAAAAAGTGATCAGGACCTCGTCAGCACTATAGACCATTTCTAGGCCCAATTTGACTCGTTCAGCACTAATTTTTTGACTGTCTGAAAATTTGCTACTATTTACAGCACTTTTGAAACTAGCATCACGGGCCGCAAAAAAAGCAAAACGTCCTGCACTATTGTGATTCGTTTCTTTTTCAATCATATAAACTCCGTTTGTTGACTGTCTAAGCCTCTATTATAGACCCAAAACCATTTAATGTCAACTTTTTATTTCATAAGTAGACCCATCAGAATTAGCTTTTCTAAATGGTCTATTGCTTTATTAATCTTGTCAACATGAGTTTGAGTAAAATTTGTGGTACGCAATCTACGACCGTTTACTTCAAGTTTGCTCAATTCAGTGACCATAACTTGTATGTTGTCATACATCTTTTTCAAGTCTGGGTTATAGCCCATGCGGTGAAGATCAGTCTTTAGTCTATCTGATACTTCTTGCCAATCTAACGCAGTTTGAATTTGCATAATAGTAGTATACTCCCTATAGGTATTTATGTCAATAGTTTTTCCCAACTATAAATAAGATTGTGAAACCCACAATCGCATTATTTTTGTACGACCCAAAATGCTCGGTGCAGTCAGGCAACGGGATGATGCAGGCGCTTAACCAATATTATAACTTCAAAATATTCAGCAAAAACACACTGGAAGACAATTTCTTTAATAATGTAGATATGATTGCTGTTCCAGGTGGAATTGGTGATAGCAATACATTCAAACAATTATTTAAAAATAATGGAAAACGGGTACAAGATTTTATCCATAATGGTGGCAGATATTTAGGTATCTGTATGGGTGCATATTGGGCAGGTAGTTATTACTTGAATGTACTGGATGAAGTAGATGCGGTTCAGTATATCAAACAACCTGGTACTGATACACACAGACCACATGCTAAAAATTTAGCTATAACATGGAAAGATGAACCTATGAATATGTTCTTCTATGATGGATGTTCACTAGTTGGTAATAGACACAAGTTCAAAACGGTCGCTACATATGCAAATGGTGATGCTATGGCCATATATCAAAAACGTATAGGACTAATTGGCTGTCATCCAGAGAGTGAACAGTTCTGGTATGATAGTTATAGTTATATGAAGGGCAAGTGGCACGGTGGCGCACAGCATGAGTTGCTCCTAGACTTCACAAATGATTTAATGAAACGCTAATTCCAATATTTGCTTGAGTGTTGTTCTCACTCTTATATTTAATAAAAAAGAGCCTTTCGGCCCTTAGTGCTGGTTACGAGTTCCAGCCTCCTCTCTATCTTGAGGTCGGTTTAAAATAATCCTAATTGTTTCCAATCAGCACGAATCTTAGCCTTGACTGCCGGGGGCAATGCAACATAGTCTAAATCGTCTGCTGCTTTGTCTCCATTGTTGAACGCCCAATCAAAGAATGTCATAGCAGTTTTAGATGCAACTGCATCACCTGGTTTGATATAAACAAGAATGAATGTAGCACCTGAGATTGGCCATGCTTCTTTGCCTGCTTGATTAGTCAATATCTGATAGTAACTCTTATTCCAATCGGCATTAGCGGCGGCAGCTTTGAATGCATCTTCTGTAGGTGCTACCCAATTACCTGCACTGTTTTGCACATTGACCCAGTTCATCTTAGCTTGTTTTACATAAGCATATTCAACATAGCCTAATGCTCCGGGTAGTTGACGGACCATAGCAGAAACGCCTTCATTACCCTTGCCGCCTGCGCCTACTTTCCAACTGACCGCAGTACCTTCGCCAATAGTGTCTTTGAACTCTTTACTTACTTTACTCAAGTAGTTGGTCCAGATGAATGTTGTTCCACTTCCATCTGCACGGCGAACCACTGTGATGGCTTGGTCAGGCAAAGCTAGTGACGGGTTCAATAATTTGATAGCAGAATCATCCCAACGAGTGATTTTGCCTAAAAAGATTTCAGCTATGACTGCTCCCGTTAATCGTAATTGACCTGGCTCAATGCCTTTGACATTGATCACCGGAACTACACCACCGATAGCTGTGGGAAACTGGAACAAGCCTGATGCTTG